CCCGCCGGGCATGGCGGCCATCCCCCCCCCCATCACCCCCTCATCCTCTCGGCGTATTTCTTGTATGAGGGGACGAGCTCGAAGTCCTCGGGCTTCATCACGGGGTCGTAGCTCGTGATCCTCTCCTCCATCCCCATCAGCCTCTCGACGGTCTCGACCATGATCGCCCTCGCCCTGTCCCAAGTATACTCCAGGGCCCTCCGCCTCGCCTTCGACGCCAGCTCATTCCTCAGCTTGGAATCCAGCATCATCTGCTCCATCTTCACGGATAGGTCGTAGGGATCGGTCGGCGTGTACATGTATCCCTCCCAGGACTCCATTACACCCTGGGGCTCCGCCATGAGGCAGTACTTACCGAAATCACACAACTCCAGCATCGAGGAATTAGCCGTCGCTATCACGGGTCTCTCCGTCGCCATCGCCTCTATAATCGGGATACCGAACCCCTCCCCCGAAGACGGGTGGACGTAGACGTCGGCGAGGTTGTAGATCTTGTTCAGCTCCTCGTCGGGGAGGTTCCACTCGGGGTAAGCGAGGAGGTTGTAGCTTATCACCCGGTCAGCTATCCCGTACTTCCTCGCTATCCTGACTATATCCCAGCCCGGGACGAAACCGTTGGCGGAAGGCGTCATCTCCTGGAGCGGGGTGAAGAGTAAGAGTATTGACTCCCGCCTCAATTTAGAGGGGAGCAACCTGTAGGCGAGCATGAGGATGGCGTGCTCCTTCCTGAGGTTGTTCCTCGCGACGAAAAGGAACTTGAAGGCACCGGGGTCGGGATCCTTGACATCCACCATCTCCACGGGCTTGAGCTTCCTGAATATGTTGGGATCCGCCCCGTGAGGCACATATGCCAGGTGGTCGGGGTTCACGTGGTGGCTGAATAATTTGACCGCTATCTGGGACGGGAAGATCGCCATGTGGGCGCCGACGAGGATGTCTAAAAAGTATTCGCTTATCGTGATGTATTCAATCGGGGCGTAATATGCCACCTTGATGCTCTGGTATTTATCCCGCATCAGCTTGGCGAGGCTCCTATACGGCTCAACCCAGATGCTCCCGAAGGCTATTATCGCGTGGGGCTTGAACTCCTCAACCGCCCTCAGGACATACTCCATGCGGTTGGCGGGATAGACCTTAGCCTCGAAGCCCAGCTCCTGCTTCGCCATCCTCCGGGGGTAAGCCATCCACTGGAGGTCTAGGTGGGCGAGGTCAAAACCCTTCTCGTAGAGACCCTGGAGCATATATTTTGTAGCCCGCCCGAAACCCGTGTTGAGGTAAGGCGAGGGAGACAGCCAGAGGATCCTATCGCCCAATGACGCCACCGTGAAAAGAGGAATGAGGGATGAGGGTTTTAAAGAACGGATATTACTGCCTGGGCTCGACCCCGATAAGGCTGAGTTTAACCACCGATTGAACCAGCCCGGGGTGCCTGAGGGTCTGCGCGTAGTCCTCGGATGAGACCCACGTGACGAGATACCCGCTTATCGCGTTGGGGTTGTTTAAGAGAGCCATCCTGAATACCCGGGCGTCGCTCCTGGCCTGTGCCATAACCGAGGAGTAATTTGACTCGCGGTAAACATAGTAGAACGAGACCTCTAGCTCCGCCTCTTTAAGATAAGAGGTCGAGCCGATGGTGTATATTTCCCCCCGCTGGCTTAGAAGCCGGATGACGATGGCGGGCTTATCCTCAGCTATCCTAGCCGTCCGGGATTGACCCGCGATAAAAATCGAGTAATTGGGGAAAAGAGATGCGAGGAACCCCGCGACCGATTGCTCTACAGGCGTGACGCTAGCCATACCGAGCTACCCGAGTCCCCGCCCGCGCTCTTACCTCTTACCAGCACCACGTCCTCGAAGACCGCAACTCCCACACCGTAATTGACCCTTATCACCGCATCAGTCGATATCACCTCCCCCTCGGTGCAACCCGTCGTCCTACCGCACTTGATGACCTTGTCGCCGACCCTGGCGTCCACCGCCTCGGCGCTGATGAACTTGAGGTGCGGGTAGTATTTCAGGATGTTCGTCGACTTGGAGACCACGTAGACCTCACCCGACCCGGCGAATAGCAGTCCCACTAGCTCGCCCGATGTCCCGAAGGGCTTCCCGTCGTCGCCCATGACCAGAGGGTTATATTGAACATCCTTTTTCAGGGTTGCTAGAGCTACGTCGACCCTATTAGACGGCTCGACCACCGCCGTGAACCTCGTTTTCCTCCCCAGGAGTTTTGAGAGGGCGTTCAGCCCAGTCACGATCGCCCTTGACACCGGGCAGGTGCTCTCGTCGACCAGCTTAATCGGGATGTGCGAGTGATAGTGAGCCACCGTGTCAATCACCGCCACTCCCCCGTCGATCACACCGGGCTGGAGTATATTCGGGTTGTCGGGTGGGTGAGGCGACTCGGGTCTATTCGTGAACACGTGGGCATTGCTTATCAGGACTACGTCGTCTCCTACTATACCAAACCAACCCAGAGTCCCAGCAGTAATGAGGGCGTTCCCGATGCTTACCCCGGCGACGAGGGGTCTCACCCTACCCGTCCTGTGAGGGGCGGATAAGGGTGTGGAAGCCACGAGGATCTTGAACGGCTCGTTTACTATGATGCCTTCCTGGTCGACCGCCATCGAGTTTATACCCGGGGGAACGTATATGATCGGGAGATCTAGATCCCGGGCGTACCCGATTATCTTATAATGAACCGGAGCCAACCCGTGCATCACCACGCCGTGAATTCCGAATCCAGGACTATTATCCGGTAACCCTGCTCCTCGAGTTTCTTAATCGTCTTCTGGCTCGCCCTCTTGAGGACGAAGGCGATTTTCTCCTTGTTATCCAAGCCGACCACGTCGTTATCTAGCTTGACTTTTCTTAAGCCCATGCAGTCTCCCCTCATATATATTTCTTATGCTTTGCCATGCGATTAAACTTGGCTCACGGATACACTCGGAGACGTCTATCGAGTCGCCCGTCGCCCCGAGGAGTGCGCCTATCGTCTTCCACCCGTACCGCCTCGAGAGGGCGTTTATCATATCCCCCGAGAGCAGGACGGGGTCAAATTTATGGTTGAGGTAAAGGTGATTCACCGCTAAGCCCTTGATATACGTCTTGAGATCCGGCTCGCCCCCGAGGACGCTTAGAACCATTGACATGAATATCCGTGACTCATCGGGATCCAGCCCCTCGATTATAGCGAAGACGCCCGGCTCAATATCCTTGACCCCGTAGGTGTAGGCTATCCGATAGCAGTCTTGACCCGCGAGCAGGCAGTGGAGGGCGTACCAGGGGTAAAACTCCTTTTCCCTTCCCTCGGATGAGAGAATCGCGAAGACCTGGGGGAAGTCACACATCGTCGTCCACCTCGAAGACGTAACTCGTCAAGACCGCTTCGCCGACCGCGTCCTGGAACGCCTTCCTCAATTTCGGGACGTTTTGATCTAGTGCCACCACCTTCCTCCCCTTTAACACGCCGTAGGCGAGAGCCATCCCCTCTACTTTAGCCTCGATTAGATAGTCGCCGGATGAGAGGGAACGCCTAGTCGTGAGCTTTAGCCTCAACTAGCTCACCCCCCAGGTTTTTGACCACGTAAGCCCAGCCGACGGGCTGGAGGATTACCGCCTTGCTGTTGGAGCCCGGCTCGCTCACGATCTTGATAAGCCCCTTCTCCTCCATCCTGTAGAGCCTCAGCGTGAACACCTTGAGCCACCGCCTCGTGTAGAAGCCGTAGCCGTATCTAGCGATGTAGTCCTTGACCAGTGCGATGATGCTGGGGTAAGAGCCGTTCTTCTCCGCCAGGAGCCTCAGGATGTTCCTCTCCGCCTTCCCGACCACTCGCTTCACTGCGATCCGCCTCCTTCCCCATCCCCATTATTATCTTCTAAACCCCCGTTTAATTCGCAGTAATCCGTGCTGATTATCGCGTCGAGCTCCCTCGCCTGCTTCAGCGGCAAATATTTCGAGAGGATCGCCAGCGAATTCGCGGATAACTTACGGAGCAATTCCCTTATACTGCACGCCTCGGAAGCAATCTCCTCGGCTCTAGCGACCCCGACATTCGGGAGGGCGGTGAGCAAGTCGACGGCTATCTCCCTGGGCGTCCTCTCCCGCTTCCTTGGAACCCTACCCACCTTACTCGGCTCCCTTAGCCCCGCCTCTTTTTCAAATGTGATGAGGAGCCAGTGCGGGAACTTGTGGGCGTGCCAAATCGGGACTAGCCTCGCGACCCGCGACACGCTCGTGACCGCACCCGTGAACGAGGAGTCTATATCCCTAGCCGTCATCTTTAAGAGGCGACCGTAATCACGATAATCCGCTATCGCGTAATAGAGGACGTCGCACGACGCGACCTCGGTCTCCAACTGCTCGATCCATCGCCCCGAAACCACCTTGTTCCAGAAATCGCTGGGCGTAGTCCTCTCAACGCAAACCGTCTCCCCATCCTTGTTCGCCCAGACGTAGTCCGCCTGGGCGGGCTTGACCAAAACGTTGTGCCCGTGCTCCTGGAAATACTCAATCACGTCGAGACCCGTCTTCGTCCCGGCTTCACTCGAATCAACTATGAGGGTAGGCATAGAAGGGGGCACCCGAAAAAAGACGTGTTTACTCCTCGACGGGGGCGATTAGGATCCGGGTCTCGCCGTTCCCTATGGACGGCTCGACTACGAGGATCCCCCTCTCGTCAACGCCCAGCCTAAGGGTCTTAGTGAACGGCTCCAGGATCTCGACCGCGTTGGAGAGTAGATCTAGATTCACTTTTACCTCGAAGTCTTCGCGAACCTCGCCCACCTGCACTTCTGCTTCAACCCCCTTCGTCACGTCGCTTAATGAGGCGATTAACTTACCCGGGTTCCCCTTGGTGAATTTGAGGGTGACGACATCGCCCTTCCCTAGCTCGTCGAGGATGTGGGATAGGGTGTCGCAGTCGACTTCCACGCTCTTCACGATCTTGGTTCCCGCTATCGAGAGGGCTTCGGATGCGGGGACGGATGGCTCGAGACCGCTTATCTTCTTTCTCACTTTTAGCCCGTTCCCTGTCTCGTAAGTGATTTTCCACGTCTCGCCCTCGTAGTCCATCTTATACCTGACGCCCTTCCCCGTCTCCGCCAATTCCTTGACCTGGATCCCCGCCTCGACGTCGCTGTCAATCGTGATACCCGCGTCAATCTTCACGAGGAGGTTCTTGCTGGGATCCATCGCGAGGATGTATAGGGGCTGGGTCGCCTTCCCGTAGAAAATCACCTCGTCCGTCACCTTCGAGAGCTTTTTCGCGATTTTCCCGAGTGGGAGGGTTATATCCAATTGGATCACGGGGATTCACCGGAAAAGGGGGGAATGACAGGGGGCTTTTTAAAAAATGGGGTAAATGTAATACGGGTCATCATCGGGGTCGAGCCTCATCCCCCTAGAGGTGACCCCACCCGAGGCGAATCCAACCCTATCCGAGAGGTGAGACCCCGGCACCCGACCCCTCAGCCGTCCTAGGATTAAGGGCGGGATCCCTTTTAAACTATCCTATCCCCGTCGACGCTCAGCCTCCTCTTCTGCCCGCCGAGAACGTACCACGCCACCTTGTAGCTGACCCATCTAAGCCGGATGGAGTACATGACCGGCTCAGCCCGCCCGCATATCGCGCACTTGAGGAAGCCATTGGGATTAGGGGATAGATAGACATCGCCCCTCTGTGAGAGGCGGTCTATGTTGGGAACCGAGAGGGCGTGGCGGGGGCACAGCTCAATCACCGTGTTGAGCGGGATAACCAGGTCTTTTTGACCCGTCCAGTCATCCACGCCGTCCCGCATCAGCCACCATGCTTCCCTCCCGTAGCGCCTCGCGTTCTCGAGGTTGATGTCCTGGTACCGCTTAGCCTTCCGCTCGTCTATCTCGACCATCCCTTATCCCCCCTGGGTCTCCATGAGGTATTTCAAAAGCAAGCCCTCCTCGTCGATGGGCTGGGCGTACTCATCCATGAGGCGGGAGATAACGTCGCCGTCACCACTGGAACCCCGGGATCCCGGGGCGGATTGAGTGCTCGGGTTAGCCATCCGCTCCAGCCTCCTAATGATGTCGCCCCGGAACTCATTGAACACGAAGGCTATGATATCCCCCATCCCCATCCCGTAACGCTTCGCTAAATCCTCTATCAACTGCCTCACCTCGGCGGGAACCCTCACCGTGAGGTTGACCTTGACCATCACAACACCCATGAAGGGATTGAGGGAAGCACCCCTTTACAAGGCCACCCGGGAACCAGGGGGCGGGAACCCCTCACCCCCCGTCTCATCCCATATCCCATATCCCATATCCGATATCCGAATAATGCGATTATCCGATATATCCCTTCCCTTCCCTTCACGATTAATCGAATATCCGATATCCGATTAATCCCTTCCCTTCACGATTAAATGCACTGCACGTGCATATGCATCGCACGTGCATATGCAGTGCACGTTCGTTCGTTGGTTCGTTCGTTGCACGTTCGTTCGTTCGTGCATTGCACTGTCGCACTGTGCAAGTGCGTAACGGGAGTCGGAGTCGGGAGTAACGGGAGATACGGGAAGGGGGAAGGGAAGGGAGATACGGGAGAAAACGGGTTGGGATCCGGGACTACCTGTGTATTCTGGGTGTCCAGGTCTCGGCGACAGGGGGTTTACCCCGCATCCCACCTCGCTTCCACTCCTCGATTTCCCTTTTGACCGCCAGCCTCAGGTGGTTGAAGCGCCTCAACAGGGCGAAATAGGTGTCGCCCATCCCCGAGTAGAGGTCTAAAACACGAATCACAGGGATACACCGAACAACCCTTTACCCTTCCCCGCCCCCGCCTTAATTTCCTCCCGCATCTTCTTGATATCCACCACCCGCTTCTCGGAGATTATCCGCTTAGCGATCTCAAATCTCTCGGGGTCTATCTCTATCCCGACCCACTTCCGCCCGAATAACTCGGCGACCAGGGGGATTGAGCCGTAACCCGAGAACGGGTCTAAGATTAGGTCGCCGGGCTTCGTGAACACGTTGAGGAGGACTGCGGTCGTGAAGGTGGGCTTGAACTGTCGCTCCCTCGGGTTCTCCTCAACGATGGGGAGCTCGTCGGAGTGTATGATGTCCCTCCTCTTAAGGGCTACTCTAGGGCTCCCCTTGGCGAACACCATTATTATCGAGTAAGCCATCTGGGAGCCCAGCGGGTTCCTCGACAGGGTGAGGAAGTGGTCGAACAGGTACGGGATCATCCACTTGTATTCAAACCTCTGGGTTAGCGGGACAAGGTCGTATATCCTCTTCGGAGTGGAGTAGAAGACGAGCCACGAGTTGGGTTTCATCACCCTGTACAGCTCGTCCCTCACGTCAAGGAAGACACCGAGGTCGTCGTTCCCATCATATCCAACCCCCCAGGGTGGATCCGTGATAACGTGATCCACGACCCTGCTCGGGAACCGCTTCAACACCTCCCTCGAGTCGCCTAAAATCAACACTCCGTTCCTCGCCTTGAAGTGCGGGTAGTCCTTGAGGATGCCTTCAAGCCACTCCAAGATCACTCACCTAGTGGCGCGGGACTGGTGAGGCGGGGAGTAGAGGGGTTCCCTCCGGGAGCGGAAAAGCGGTTCCCGGGAAGGCGGGGAGACGGGATGGGAGGGAGGGAGTGAGGCAACGGGGAGGCGTTGGGGCGACCCGGATACTCTCCCCCTATATGTATCCCCTCCCTCCTGTGTTCCCGTCCCCCGTCCCCGGGGTATTCTGATCTAGATACGTCTTGGAGTCGGGGTTTTTAAAGACCCGGGGGGTCGGGTTCCCAGGGGTGCGTCCGCGGGAGGGGTGTCACGGGGGCGAAAGGCTTTTAAACCCAACCCGCCATCTAGGGGGGTCTCGGTGGAAATCAATGGAAAACAACCCGAAACCCCTGAACCCCGTGAGCCACGCTTCATTTTTTGGACTCGCCTCTAACCCGAAGCAGAACACCCCCGGGGGGTACGTCTGCCCTCTCTGCGGGGCGTCCTTCCCGACACTTCAGCATCTCATTAGTCATGCGATGACGCACAAGCGGAACTTCTCCGTCTCCTTCAACCCCCCGAGGATCACATTTGAGGGGGTCGGCGAGAATGCTCCTTCAGCCCCCGCCTCCCCCTCTCCCGCACCCGCCTCGAAGCCCAGTGAGAGGAGCGGGGGTCAAAGAGTGGAGAGCGTGATCTACGACGACTGGTCGGGTGCCCTCAAGGTATTGGAGACTGCCTACGACACCGGTCAGTTCGTCCTCATTATCGGCCCCAAGGGGACGGGGAAGACAACCCTCGTCAGGAAATTTGCGGAAATGATTGGTAAGCCGCTCTATACAATCAACTTCAGCCTCAGGACGAAAGAGGGTCACCTGATAGGGAGCCAGGTATTGGAGAATGGGTCGACGAAATTCGCCATGGGTATTATCCCGAAGTCGATGCAAGAAGGCGCAATATTGTATTTAGACGAACTCAATGCCGCGGAAGCAGATGTGTTGCTGAGGCTGGATGAGGCTCTAGATGATCGTCGCGAATTAAACATTAAGGAAGCCGGGGAACCGATAACAATCAAGGCGCATCCCGATTGGTTCGTTATTGCTACAATTAACCCGCTGAGCCACGCGGGGACCAAGGAGTTGCCTCCACAGCTATTGAGCAGGTTCCCAATACGGATCTACCTGGGCTATCCACCACCCGATATCGAGTTGAGGATCGTGGAGAAGCACGTGAGCCTGAGCGAGGAGGAAGAGGGGAAGGTGAGGAAGGCGATAATGCTGGCGAATAAACTGAGGGATCTAGCGAACACGGAGGAAATCTATTACAGCCCCTCGATAAGGGAGACCATCGCCTTCGCTAAGCTCATCAAGCAGGGGATTCACGAGAGGGTCGCCGCGGAGCTAATCTTCGCGAATGCCTACTGGCAGTGGGGGCAGGTCGCCTTCCAAAAGGTCGCCGACCTCATCACCAGCATATTCGGGAGCGGGAAGGATAGGGACGGCGGGAGCAGGGACGACGACCGCTAGCCGCAACCTTTTTAAACCCCGCCTGCCATCTAGGGGGGTCTCGGTGAAACCCCGAATGTCTAAGAAAAATAAAGCTCAAAAAACCGATTCTGCTCAATCCCTGTCCCTGTCCTTGAGTAAAGAGGCGCTTATCGAGATCGCCTCCTTCCTCACGAAGGCGTGGAGCGGGGAGGATGTTAGATTTGAAATAACAGTGACTGAAGTTCCTTATTCGATGAAATTCACGGACTACGCGAGGAACACCCCAGTCTACACGGTTAAAATGCCGGAGATCACGAAGTTTAAGGTGCGGGATCCCCTCGCCCGCTACAGGGTGTGGAGGCAGGCGCTCTGGCACGAAAGCATGCATATCTTTGAGGGGTTCCCGGACTTAAGCTGGGTGGACAACGACTTAATGAAGCTTGTCGCGAATGCTATTGAGGACTATCGGATTGAGACCCTGGGCGTCCTCACCTACCCGGGGATGAGGGAGGAGACGGAGTTCGCCCACGCCTTGGCTATCCACAGAGCCGATAAGACGTTCGAGGAATTCAAGGCGGCGGCACCCCGGGATAAGGCTCACGACGAAGCAGTGGTCGGGGCTTTTATCTACAGGACTATTACCGGGAGGATCCCGAGGTCAATGATGTCAATGTTGGAAAAAAGCGAGATCGACGCTGTCACCAAAATCGCAGATGAGGCGAGGCGGGATATAATGAGCGGTTCCCTGGAAAAAGCCACGAGGAAGGCTTACGAGGAGCTGATAAAGCTTCTCTCTAATCCCTCTTTCATCCCATCCGAGGTGACCCAGGGTCTCTCTAAAAGCCCCTTCACGACGGGGACGGGAACACAGGGGGCGAAGGATATCGAGGAGGCGGTGAAAGAGCACACGCGGGAGCTCAAGCTCAACGCGGATCTAAGCAAACCGAGCGAGGAGGTCGAGAGGGAGTTCAAGACCCTAACCGAGGAGAGCAGGAGGCGGGAGATAGAGGAGAAGGCGGGGGTGGAGACGCGGGGTGGGATGGGGAAGGGGGAGAGGGCGAGTGATAAGGGTGCCGACTCCGATGTCGCCATCCCGATCCAGATCCCGAGGATGCTCGCGATCGACGACTCACCTCTATATGATCACGCCCTCATCATGAGGCTCAAGGATCAGCTGAGGAACATCAAGCGGGGCTTCTTCGAGGTCTATCGGGGTGCGGGCGACGAATTCGACGCGGATGAATACGCGAGGGGCGGGAGGAAACCCTTCATTGATGAGGAGAGGGTGAGGATGGGCGGGTTGAAGGTAATGATAATATTAGACTTCAGCGGATCGATCACGAGCCTCGAGGTCAAGTACAAGAAGGCGGTCGTCGCCCTGGCGGAAGCCTTGAACTTCATCAAGGCGAAGTTCGCGGTCTACGCGTTCTCCGAGGTGAGACCCTTGGTCACGGCGGTCTGGCAGATAAAGGGCTTCGGGGAGAAATGGGATAGGGGTAAGTCGAGGAGGCTGGCGCAGATATACCCTATGGGCGGGACACCCCTCGACGAGGTCTACATGAGGCTGAGGAGTGTCATAGGGGCGGAGAGACCCGATGTCGTGATAACCCTCACGGATGGGAGACCCGACGACCCCGAGGAGGCAATGAAAGTGATAAGCATTCTGAAGCGGGAGACGAGGATGGTCGCGGTCGCGATCGGCGACGACCCCGAGGACGCAAGTTACACGGCGAGGCTCCTCAACGAGCTGGGGTACCACAGGAGCATCGCGGTCAGCAACCTCTCCGAGTTGCCCCGCCGGATCCTCTGGCTCCTCAGCGGGTGAAGGGCGTGCCCTCAATTGGAAACACACTTTTATCGCGTGTGATCATGATGCCTCCCGCGGAAACAAATCAAAACCCTATGGAAATTACCGCGGAGACAGAGCCCAAAAACACGGGGGGTTCCAGGGTGGTGCACGACCCAACCCAAAACACCCAGACGCATCATGGTCTGGACGCACCAAATCAACGGGGTTCCCCGGCGGTAAAGTCGGTGGAGTGGTGCGCCCCGTCCCCGCTTCCCCCGCCCTCCTTTTCCGCCTCGCCCGGTAATCATGGTGGTGGTGGGCAGGCGTGAGGAAGAGGTATTATGATATAGCAAGCCCGGAGAGCGCGTATCTCTACTCGGGGTACCTGGTCGAGGACGCCCTCAAGACCATCGCGTGGCTCAGCAAGGTGAGCGTCCACGAGTTCTTCGAGTCGATTAAGAGCTATGACTTAATCGATGAGGAAGAGGAGGGCGGGATCCACCGCTATGTTTTGAGCATTGAGTTCAAGGATGGGAGCCGGTGCGAGGCGGTGATATCCCTCTACGACGAGAACGAGCAGATCCTATACATCTACGAGGGCAGGGAGATAATGGAGACCCTCGACTGCGAATCCGCCTAGAAGCAACCCACACACCCCTCTTTTTCCCCCCACACACACCACGCATCCCGCACACCACCCCAACCCAGGGATACACCCCAACCCAAGACAACAATAAACAACCCAGGGAAGCCGGAACAAGAATAAGCTAAGTAATCCGCTCCTTACCGCGTCTCTATCGCACCGCCGTCTAATACACGGGTCGCGTCCCCGTATTGAGGGGGCGGGGGCGCTTATTGTTTTTAAGGGATAGGGATTATCAGCTCCAGGGATCGGGGAGCCCGATTAACTCGGCTCTCTTAGCCCCGGCGAGCAGTCCCGACACCGCCATCGCAAGGGCGTCGGTGAGGTCGTCCCGCATCCCCTCGGTCTTCCCGATCCTATACCCGCCCGTCCTGGAGTCATAGACCGCCTTATACGAGGCGAACTGGCGGATAAAGTAGTCGTCGTCGGGGAGGATAATCCTTTTCTCGTCTATCAGCTTCCGCACGAACTCGAAGACCGCCTCCCGCTTCACATCCCTGTAGGCTTCCCTCAGCTCCCCCGCGTAGTGATTCTTCAGGAAATCGTAGACCCCGGCGCCCAGCCCAACCGTATCCACGATAACCAGGTCGGGCTTGTGGTAATTGAGCTTCTCCAGCGCCAGGGCGAAGGTCTCGTCCAATCCCTTCCGCCCCCAGCGGTAATAGTCGTGGATCGCAATGATCCCCGCGTCAAAAGTGAAATCCCTCGGTGCACGGATGAACACTAGGGCGGTCTCGTCGTCCCCGTATCTCGCAATATCCAACCCCGCGTAAATGAGGTATTGACTCCTCAGCAGGGGGTTGGGCGGGTTGGATGTCTCGCTCTTCTCGCTCTTCTTGGTTTTCAGCACGCACTCCCTCACGGCTAGGGGGTTGAAGAACAAGCCCTCCTGCTCCGGGAGGAACTCCGCCATGAACCACCGCCTGAACTCCGCGTCGGTGAGGGTTTTCCTAAAGTATTCAACCAACTCCCGCTTCATCACCCCCGCTTTAACCGCGTCCTCCCACGTCCACCTGAACTTCATATACTCGTCGCTCGTCCACGCGTCATAGAGGAAGCCGACCCTATGAGGAGTCCCCAATAAGACTAGTAGGGGCTTCATCTTGTTCCTCGGGCTAGCCAGCATCCTCAGGATCCTGGTCCTAATAACCTCGTCGGGGATGCTAGCCGTCTCGTCAATAATAAGGGTTGAAGCACCGAAGCCCAGCAACCCCTCCTCGCTCTTAGCCGTGAGCATCCTAAGGGTCGAGCCGTTCTGGAGGTGGATTATCTCCCGCGTGAAACCCTTACGCTTATCCACGAAGCTCAGAAGATAGGGGTTGTTGAAAAAGTAGTTCCGGACGAGCGAGAAGAGGATATTTGACTGCCTCATGGTCGGGGCGACGACCACCACGTCCTCGTTGGGGTATAGGATGGCGAGCAGGACGGCGAGCATCGACGTGGATGTTGTTTTACCCGTCCTCGTCGAGGCGACTAAAACGTATTTCCCCTTCCCCTCCCGCATCAAGACCTTCCGCATGAATTCCTCCTGATAGAAGGTTGGGGTAACGCCGAAGAGGTTTTTACACACTACTTTAAGATTCCTCGCCACCTTCCCCGCTAGGCTCACTCCCGCCACCCGCCTCCGTGAGTTCACTCAGGAACGCGTAGAGATCCTTCTCCCCGCTCTTATATTTGAAGGCGATTTCCACGAGTTTTGACGCGACCTCAACCATCTTATCCACCGAGGGGAGGGGGACGCCCTCCTTATCCTCCACGTTCCGCCCGAGCACGATCCTCTTTTTGACCTGCGTGTAAAGCCACTTCAGCTCCTCCTCCCAGTCAATCCTACCCGACCCCCCGTCCCCACCCCCGTCCCCGTTCGCCCTCTCATTCTTCCCGGTGAGACCCAGCTCGCCCATGACCAGGAGGTATTCCGCCTCGGTCACGGGTCTCCCCGCCGCCTGGGATAGGAAGGCGACCCCGTCGTCCCGGTCGAGACCCGCAAGCACGGATTTAACCCTCTCCCTCTCATCCGCCCCGAGACCCCTAAGCCATGCGAGGATGGGGGGCGTTTTCTTCTTCGCCGTCTTGAACCACCATTATTATGATTACGGGGGAGGGCGGGATAGAGGAGCGTAGACGCTTTTTGATTCGCATCCCGTAATGATTAAACGGGTGGACTCATTGAGTGCGGAGGAATTAGAGAGTTGCCAGGAGGAATTAGAGGCGTGCTTGGAGGAGGCGGAGGAAGCCAGGAGGAGGGCTCACGAGTGCTTGGATTACTACGACGACTTAGACATGCTCGTCAGGGCGTTAAAGGAGATCCCCGACAGGATCTACGACTACTTATCCGATAAATACGGGAACGTGGGGATAAGCGACATCGAGATCAGGGATGCCATCGAGGATATCCTGAGTGTCTACGGGGTGGATCCCGAGGGTAGGATGATAAAGAAAGAGGGGCGGGTCAGGAGGCACGTGAATGGAATCCGCAAGGATTGTTATAGCCAGCTAGAGGAGTGCCGGGAAGACATATCATATTACAGGAGCGAGGCGGAGTATTGCGAGGCGGTCACCGAGGAGAGGAATGAGCTAGCCGAGGAAATCGCCCGCGACCTCCCCTACCTATTAGCTGAAGAGATCGCGAGGTTAATCAACGAGAGCGACTCCCTGGTGAGCGTCTCGGATGAAGACATAGATGAGATAGCGGACTTCATAGAGGATGAGCTAGAGGAGCACTACTACTCGAAATTAGAGCATTGAAGATAAAGGCAACGCTCTTTTTTTTCCGCTATTCTTTTCCTCGGGTTTAAATCTCACGGGGAAGCGGGGAGAAAGCGGGAAAAAAGGTTGTTTTGGTTTAAGGGCTGGGGAACCGCCTACTGGATGTCCCTTATCTTGCCCTGTCCGGGTAGGAATCTAGCGACGGTGTCGCCGATGAACCTGTAGACGCCTCTGAACACGAACTGCCTCAGCACCGGGAATAGCTGTGTGTTGGTCTCGAAGTACTCGACGGGCCTCAGCACGGCGACGCCTAGCCTCGGGGCACCCAGGTTCTCGAAGTCGGTTGTGTCGAGTAGATAGATCCTGCTTATCGTGTCCTTCGCGACATCGGTTGAGAGCACCATCGGGTAGCCGTATAGCTGGGCGACCCTGAAGCCTGCCTCGTTGCCACTATCGACGTATTGCCATCCCATTGGTCCCGGTGCGATCTTCGCCTCGGTTATTGGCATATACCTGACGAACTGCAGGTATAGGGCGTTTATCTTAGCCCATGTGTCGGGCCCAGTCAACCATATCCTGCCGGCGGGGTTAGCACCCTTTATCATGGTCTGCGTGTTCACGGTCTGGATCATGTTATCCGTGAGGGATGTCGGCGTCCCGTTGTTGTGGATTACTACGCCACCGCTCCATGTATCCGAGTCGAGCCTGTAGAGACCATAGATGTTGATGTTGTTGGATATCGTGGTCGGGACGGCTGTCCCGTAGACGCCCGTTACCTCGCTCTGGCTCGCTACGATCTGGTCGAGGCTTATCAATTGGCTGTTGGGGTCTAGGGACGGGACATCGGAACTGCTTGAACCGACCGCCTTAGCGCCCAGCAGGGCGTTTATCTGCTTCCCGAATTCTCTACCATACCAGATCCTCAGTTGGTTTAAGCCCGCCCAAATGTCGTCGGCACTCCTGGCGGATAGCTCCTCCATCACTTCACTTATCTCGAAGCTCGTGGCAACGATCTTCGGCTTCGTCCTCAATACCTTGATACCCGGGTAGTACGGGCCCGGGATAGTCCCGGTCTCGGTTGTCACTAGGGATGACTCGGATGTCACCGATAGGGAGGCGATAGCCCTCCAACCGCTCCTTGGCCAGGTGGTCTTAGGCAGGATCCCGAATATGTTTTGCTCTAGGTTTATCTGCGCCCAGACCTGGGCGCCGTAGACGATGTTGTAGTAGGACGGGGATAGCTGGGTTGTCACCGTCCCCGCGTCCTTGACGAATTGGACTACGTCGGCGACCGATGTGAACGGCGACGGCAGACCGCTGTAGAACCACTCCACGTCCTTAGCCGAGATGTATCTGAACTCGCTCACTTGCCTTCACCCCCACCCTCAACCTTGGGGAGAACCCTGAATTGCACGGGGAGATCCGATGCGGATGCCTTCCCGCTCAGGATCTTCCTGATGAACTCCTGGAACTCACTGCTAGGAGCATTAGACGGCTCGGGGGACGTTGTCGCCTCGGGTCTCGGCGTTGACACGGCTTTAGCCTTCTTTTCGGCGATCCTCTTTTTCAGCTCCTCCAATTTCTTTTTGACCTCCTCGCTCTTATACACCTTCTCGGGTCTCGCCTGCCTCCTCTTCTCCAGCATCCTCCTCAACATGAGCTTTTTAGCGATGCGGGAGGCATCCTTCATCCTCTCTTCCTCGAGCTTCTTCCTAAGGCTCTTCACCACGACTTTTTGAATGAGTAGTTTCTTCTCTAGGATGCTGACCTTCTTTTCAAGCTCGCTTACCTTACCGCTAAGGGCGTCAATCGCCTTCAGCTTCTCCTCAATCGCCTTCCTTAACTCCGCGATGGTGTCGACCGCCTTCTTCAACTCCTCAACCCCTTGAGACGGGGCTTGAGCCTGTGCCTGGCTCAATACTTCCACCTTCCATCGAGAACGGGATTCCCGCGTAAACTAGTTATGCGGGGGAGCGGACGCGGATTAAAAATGTATAAGCTTAGAACCCGTGAATCCCGCTACCCGTGACCTCCTTAAACGCGTTGAACGAGTCGAGGAGGGAGACGATCCGCCTCTGGACTTTATCGAGCAATTCCTTCGCGTCATAGATTTCCACGAGTATCTCGGTGGCGTCCTCTATTAGGTCGCTGTCCCCGCCAATTACCTCCGATATAGCCTTGAACCCCTCGGTAATCGCCTCGTCCACCTCCCCCCTATCCTCCCCCTCTAGCTCGTCCCGGCTGGAGATAAGCTCATTGAGGGAGCGGAGGAGATCCGCGAGTAGGTTGACGACGTCCCGGGTCACCCGCCCGTCCTCGACCATCGCCTCTAGGTCGTCGAGCATTTGGATAATTGACTCATAGGCATGCACGGTCAAGTTCTCCATGAGATTCCGGTAAAGCTCGTCGAAGTCCGCCTTATTTATCTTCCGCATCATTCTCCGACTTCACCTCTCTAATAGTCGCGAGGAGTTCCCTCAGCTCCCCGGCTAGCCTCCTAATCACATCCAACAGCTCTTTTTCCTCCTCGCTCGGCTCGGGCGGTAATTCGGGAGACGGCTCGGGGGTCTCTAGATCGGTCTCCTCTTCCGCCTCTTCCTCCGCTTCCTCTTCCTCCGCCGCCTCTTCGGTCTCCCCGGGTTCCTCTTCGTCGTCGCCGGCTTTTTCAACCCTGGAAGCAGGCTTGGGCTTACGGGGGGAACCGGTAATGTTTTGCTCAAGGTTGACCTGGGCGGAAGGCTTATCGCCGTAGACGGGGTTGTAGGCACCGGGAGTAGAGGTTGTGACGCTTCCCTCATTCTTAGCCTCCCCGACCACCGCTTCCCTACTAGGGGTGGATTCCAGCTTCGGTTTCTTACCCTCCAGCATCTCGCTCACCGCCTTAATCGCCTCGGAGACATCCTTGAAGCCGTAGTCGTGATACACGGCGGAGATCCACTTGCAGAAGTCGACCTTGTCCCCGCCCACCTCGTTGAGACATTTCGAGTAGTCGTCCGCCGACTTCGCCATGTAGTTCACGTACTCGATCCGGGCGTGTGGGTTAGCCGGGGTATCCACGACGCTTATCTCCATGAGCTGGAGGAACGTGATTAAATCCGCCACATCCTCTTTTCCGTCGTCGCTCTTTACCTTCACCTTCTCCTCTTTACCCACGCCCCCAATGGAGAAGCCGAGCATCTTCCCAGCCTTGATTTCCTCCCATAGCTGGTCGGCGGGGATCACGCCCCGGTATATCTCCGCCTCGATCCACAGCCCGGGCTTCCCTGTCTCAGGGTGCTTCCTTATCTCCCACCTCAATACTTTGCCGACCGGGATGTTGCTGTGACCGTAAATGATTGGGCCGCCCCGCTCCATGAAGTCATACATCGCCCTCTCGAGGACGGCGACTGGTATAATATCGTTCTGGAGATCCTTGACCTCGACGGATGCGAATCCCGCGATAATCCTCTTATCCGGATCGGAGACCACGAGGTGTTGCTTGGGCTGACCCGCCACCTCAATCACCCGCTGTTAGTATTCTTACTCCCGCTGTTATCCCCGCTCTCATAGAGGTTGCCTTTTATCTCGAACTCCTTGCCCTCGGGCGAGACGAGCATAGCGTAGTTCTCGGCCACGAACAACACGGAGCCACCGAACAAGACGTCCTTGGTGACCGCCCCCTTCCCGCATTTAATCACCAGCGAGTCACTTAGAGCGTAGTAGTCCGCGTCCCTGCACTCTCTCGGCTCATCCCGGATCAACGCGATCATCAAATCCTGACCCATCCCCATGAAGATTATCAATCCATCTTGAATCCTGTAGGCGATGTTGGGGTCGCGCGTGTTCAAAAGCACATATGTTAGAAACTTCCTAGCCTCCTCCTCCCCGAAAACATTGAGGATAATCAACCGCATCCACCAAGAGGTCTCGGTAAAGAAATTCATGGGCTCAGGACGTTAAGGGGAGATGTTACTCGAAAAAGGCTTCCCGGGCTTCCTTATACGGGCTACCCTCTTCCTCACCGTGATACCAGAGCCAACCGCAGAAAGCATTGCAGTCGTCGGCTATCTCGTGCTCCTTACACGCCTTAATGCAGTTATCCCACCACCGTTTAGGCGGTCTCTTATCGTCGGGCATGAACCCACCTCAACACCAGATTAGCGGTTGAACCCAAATAACTGAGACGGACACACCATGATGGGTTGGGGTGTATTTGACCTAGCTCAAAACGGGTGGGAGGCATGGCGTGTTTCTGGACTTAACCTCTATGGGATTTCACCATAGGATCCCGCTGGTTTCCCGCGGAGGCTATCATGAGCACACGCGGAAGAGAGATGCCCACCCATAGGAGTCACGGGTTAGAACGGGAGGGGATGCGGTGAAGGGGAAAAGAAGGGGTTGGGGTAAAAGGGTTTAACCGACTTCCCTCGTCCGGGACTCCGGGGGTAAACCAGGCTCCCCGCTGACCCTCTGCTCCCCGCCCTCGTATCTAAGGGATTCACCCGCTCCCTCGGGTGCCCCGGAGAACCCCTCGAAGATGCTCCTCCCGGTGAGGGATGATCGCCTCCTCCTCGATGGGCTAAAGAAGTATTTTGACGCGGTCTCCTCGCCCTCCGCCTTCCCGATAATCTTGAAGTCGATCTCGCCCCGGTCGTTTATCTCGACCTCGACCTCGTAGCCCATCCCCTTCAGCCTCTCAATCAAGTCGAGCTTCGCCTCCTCAATGTCTATCAGCGTCCTCTCGTCCCTTAGCTCGCTCGGGGCTAGCTCAAAAGTCCAATCGTCAACACCCAACTGCCTCGTCAACCAAGGCAGGATTTTCTCGTTAAACAGCCTCTGCTCCATCTCGACCGCCCTGTTCGTCACCAATATCTGCATCACATCCCTCCCGGCACCGTGAGTCTCGCCCAGGAAGATAGGCATGACCCCGTAGAGAGCCGTGATAGCCCGCCTCAATTCGTCCCTGTACTCGCCGAAGTCGATATCCCTCAGCTCGAAGCCCATATCAACGTATTGGACGTCCGCGTCCGTCGGGAGGACTAAGGGGGTGAGCATGTGCGGATTCACCCTCGCGACCTCCATCATCTTCAGCCACGCCTGCTGGATCTGCTCGGGGGACACGCCCTTGAATATTAGGATGCCCCTAGGGCTCCGCATCAAGTGATAGCCCATGAGGATAAAGTAGTCCTGTCTCATTAGGATCATTGCCTTCATCCAGATCGTCGCCAACGGCGGGTACCCGTAGCCCAGCCCGTAAGTGAACTTCTTTATGTGTAGGACTTCGCCCTCGGAGTAGTAAACGGTTTCCCCGCCCGCCTTCACGTAGGAGTAATACGCGGGGAGCATCTGCCTCCCGCACTTGGGACACCGGGGTAATTCCCCTTTATCCTCCAGCTCCTTTAACTCGTCGTCGTTTATCTCGACCACGCTGCTCCGGTGCGCGGGGCAGAAGAAGGCGTGTTTCCCGGGGTTCAGGACGCCCATCCTCCCGTCCTTATCCATCACCAGCCTCATCCCCCTCGGGTCAGCCCTCAAAACCTCGACTGGCTCCGCTCCAATCAGCCTGCCTTCTTCGTCGTAGTAATAGTTTTTAATAACCACCAGGAAGGCGTTGTCAATCACGTTGAGATCCCAGTCAATCGCTTGGAGGACGTCGATGAGGGACTCGTTGTTCTTGTTAGCATCGCTGATTATGTTTTCCAGGAAGACCCTGTTCGCCTCATTCGGCTCAACAAAAGACTTGGATCCACACACGGGGCAGACAGCCACGTGCTGGTGGAACTCCGTCCCGCAGTGAGCGCACTTCAGCTCGTATTTCTTTACTACCCGGATCCCCTTGCGGAACGTCTCCTGGATCAGCGCCCTAATAGACGTCCGGATTATGTCGTTGTTGTAGGCCAGCTCATAGTAGAAGTTGAGCGGGATAGCGTAGATTGGCATAGCCCCGCTGAAGACCAGGCTGAACGGGACGTAACCCCCGGCGGGTCTCGCATCATACGTCACGACGCCGGCGACATCCTCTTTATCCGGAGCCGGGTTCCCGGTGTCCCGCCTGCCCCTCCCAAGAATCCGCTTGAAAAAGCTCATAGCCTAATCACATGGAAAATATTCTCGGATCCCCGCTTAATCACGGCGACCTGGGCGGGACGGGAGGCGAAGCCCATCATCCTCGCCAGCTCATCATCGGATAGGAACGTCCCGTTGAAGAACACGGGGATCTGCTCGAAGGATATCTTCGGGATGTGGAAGTGACCGAAGTAAGCCTCGGATAACTCACGGTTAGCGGTCGCGTGCATTGTCACGAACCGCCTCACCCCGTAGTCGGGGATGCCTTGATAAGAGTAGATCCTGGGAGGCGGGGGGTGGCTCGCCAGGATAACCTGACCATTCGGGAGCTTAAAGTAGTCGTTGTGCCTCTTACTAATATTCGCCTTACCCCCCATCCGCCCCTTGGCTTGAAGCAGGTAAAAGTAGTCGTAGTTCCCCTGCTCATCCTCATTCGTCCTCCCGTGATTACCAACTACCCCGTAGAATGCGTCGGCGACCTCGAATAATTCTCGGGATATCTCGAATGCGACATCCACCTGCTCGTTGGGATCCATCTCCTGCTCGTATTCCTGCCTCGGGTAGATGCTAGCCCCGTCAACATAGTCGCCGAGACCCAGGACGACCAGCGACCCCGCCTCATCCCTAAGCCTAGCCAAATAATCGACGTAAGCCTTCACCCTCTCGCCCGCCACCCCCGAGTCGAAGGACGGGGTCTTCCTCCCAACGTGGAGATCCGAGAACAAGGCGACCACCATCCCTCCAGCCCCGCCCCCACCCCCGGTACCCCGGGTTGGAACCGGGATAGCCTTACCCAGGATGAGGGAGAGGCAGGCGTCGAAGTTCTCCTCCCTCGCCTTGACGATCGTCCCGTTTTTCTCGATGCAGTTCATTATCATTAAGGGTCGCATCATGAATCTAACCGTGTTGTATTTGACCCCGAGCCTCTCAGCTAGCTCCGCGATCTCGATACCGCCCCGGCTGTAGGTGAGGAAGAGGGCGTAGTCGCGAGGCGTGATATCCCTCAGTTCAACCCACCTTCATACTTGTTTTGAATATTGAACAATAAACTTAAAAACGCTATCCGGTTAGAGACTGCTTCCTCCGGATATCCTGGATTGACTCTTCATGGGTGAGGTAATACTCCTTTGGCTTCAACTGATAATCCAGCTCCCCGCTCCCCGCCTCAATCACGCCGACCACATACGAGTCGCCCCCGTAATTCACGATCGCGTTCGTGAGGAAACCGCTAATCGTGGATACTTCGGGCTGGAGGATGTTGTGCTTAAAGAAAGGCGTCCCGGGAACCATCATGAGCTTACCCAACTTATTTGAGGTTGAGGGCTTAGCCATCATGTAGAGCCTCGGATCCCAAGATTTGATGTAGTCCCCATCCCTGCTCAAGAGGAAGTAAGTCCCCGAGGGGTAATCGGGGAACAAGCTGGCATCCCCGTAATCATTAACGGGATAGATTTCGGTTTGGCTCGACGGGCTGGTGTCATCCTCAATGTAGAAGACCTTGACCGCATCCATGACCACGAGGAAGTTATTCGGAACTAGCTCATCCCTGAACGTGAGGACGAGCCTCCCCTTCTTCTCATTAGCATCCATGTCCACGCTATAATCACAACCCTCATTCGTGATTGAGCCGACTTGACCCCTACAGCACAGCTTAGCGGTCACGGTGTATCCCGACGGGGAAGCCGTGCTCGGGACGGCGATCCAGACATCAAGGTTCCCGTCAAACTTGAAGGGAAGAGCATAACAAGCCTCATTATAAGAGGTGTTGAGGCAGACGGTCGACGAGGACGTGACGGTTATCACGGTGCTTATCCTAGAGGGCTTGGTCACGACTTTTAGAATCCGCCTCGGGGCTAATTGAGTCGAGCCAACGAGGGATGGAACCGCCTCAAAATAGCTTAGGGTTGAAGCCGTGCTCATTATCGCGGGGTTGAATGAATCGGTGTATCCATCTATCGCGTCAACCGATTTAACCGCGACCAAATACGGTATGGGGGTTTCCGTGATGGTGCTCAAGACGGTTATCTCGAACGTCCCGAAATGGATCGCATAGTCCAGCCCCCCGCCGAAATAGAGCTGGATTATATCGACAAATCTGCTCACTCTCCCCGGCTCAATCATGATGCTCGACTCAAAAGCCCGGGGGGTATAGGTTATCCCCAGCCCGAAGGAAGCATTCAGGCTTGCCACGATGTTGCTCACGATTGTTGAGAGGGGCGTGGGCGTAGTGATCGAGACGGGGGCGTTGTAGAGGAGGCTCAGGAAGCTATCCGCCTCGTATTCATAAACGTATTGGATCGCCTCACTCTTCACCGAGGAGATAAACCCTAGGTCGACGGGGACAAGGATGCTCGTGCTGGAAACCGTGTTGAAATAATAGGCGGTGAAAAGAATGGTCGAGCCAACCGGGAGGTAAGTAGAGGCGTGGAAAACATAGGCGGGCGGGTTCCCCGCGTTCCTCTCAAATCTCTCGACCACCGCACCCATGAGGGGGAGCCAGGAGCCCGGGGACGCGAGGTTCGTGTAGACCATGAACAATCAGTGCTCACCAGGTCGCGCAATCCGATGTATATCCCTCGGTTGGGTCCGTGAACGGCTGGAATCCAGTCCGCATCCCGGTTATCCCGATGCTTATTAGAGTCGGCTTCCCCGGGTAAGCCTTGAACTCGAAATTGCTTATCGCGAGGGCGAACCACCACGCGTTGTTCTTCGTGAGCTGGATACAAATGAAATCCGCGAAATGACCCGCATCCTTCTTCGCGTAGAATTTCTGATAGCTCCGCAGGTAGTCCACGCACTGATAGAAGTCAAAATTAAGCTTAGTGCAGTCGAGGATGATGTCGATGTCGATATGGGTCTTCGGGGCGAGGAGGATCGTGTCAACCGCCTGCTCGTCCCCGCTCATCCCGACCGCCGGGGGATTGATGCTGTGGATGCTAGCCCTCGAGGCGACCGAGAGCGATGTCACGGTGCCGAGATAGATCTTTTGACCCCCGTATTTGAGATAGATGGAGCCCGGATCCGTCATCCCCGTCACCTCCTCCTGAGATAGAGGTTTTCCCTAGCCCTGATATCAATATTCACCTCCGGCTTGGATTTCGAGACCTCTTCTCGCAACATCCTCACCTCCTCGATCAGCTCGGTGAACAAGTCGATGACCCTAAGCGAGTATTGGTCGCCGCCCCCGGGCTGGAGGGATAGCCTGCTAATAGTGTTCGACGTTTCCTTGAGGCTCGTCCCCAATTCCTCGAGGTGCGTGATTACCCCGGGGTTGCTCCCCGTGAGCGCCTTCCCAAATCCTGAGAGGGCGTCCGTTAATCCCTTGAACGCGTTGGATATGGAGCTGGACGCGTTGGAGAGTGCTTGCGTGACACCCCCGAGACCCAGCTTATCCGCTATCCCCTTGAAGAACCCGGTTATCTTATCCCAGATCCCGCCGAGAGTATTGGAGACCGCGTCAAGGGTGGATTTGAGGGTGTTCGTGAAATTGTTCCACGCGTTTTGGAGCTGGGTTTGCGCCCAGTTCCCGAATCCCGTGATGTTGTTCACGACGGTGTTCCACGCGTTCTGGAGCTGACCCCCAACCCAATTCGCGAAACCATTAAGGGCGTTCCCAGCATTGGTGATGAACGAGGTGATGTTATCCTTGAGCCATCCTGCGAAATCCCCGAGCCGGGTCGCGATATCCCCGAGGAAATTAGACACCATTGCGTTAGCGGAGACCAGGAGGCTGACACCGTGAAGGAAACCCTGGGCTATCTCGCCCAACGCCCCGCCTATTACGGGGACGTGGGTCGATAACCATCCCTTAGCCTGGTCGCCTGCCTCCCATACTTGCTTCGAGAAATCAAGGATGCTAACCGAGGTGTTGTAGAAGGCGGACGCTATCGCGTTCCCGTGCTTCTCGGCTTCCTCGGCTTTTTCCCTTATTATCCTTGACGCCCTCTCTATCACATCCGCGTTGACGCCCAGGGCTTCCCCTATCTTCCCGGCTATCGTGATTGCACCGGCGACCGCTGTGGCGACCCCAGTCGTCGTACCGAGGAATCCGGCGATGGCTCCCCCAATGCTGGATAAGGCTCCGCTAATACTGGATAAGGCACCCGTGATCACCGGTAGGATCTTGGTTGTTATAACGCCCGCTAGTGCTCCCCCGATGAGGTTACCTATACCGCCAAATACCGCCCCCAGCTTCTGGAGGATGAGCATCTCCCAGACATAGCGGAGGAGCCGGTTGAAGAATCCCGTGATTATCCCCACCCCGCCGGAAATCGTCATCAACAGCCTCCTCATCCCCTTCTGCTCCTCTATCATCTCGCCGATTTGCCTAGCCCATCCAACACTCCTCAGGAAATCCGTGATGCGGGGTGCTCTAACCCCTCTAATCGCCCTAGCAACCCTCCTCGGGATACCCCGGGTCAACCTAGCATAGGTCACGGGGATAGTCCTTAAAGCCCCCGCGACTCTTCCTCTTACCCCGCCTCTCTCTGCCCATCGGCTAAGCGTGAAGATAGAGGAGATTACCGCCCGGTCAAAAGCCATTGCATCATCTCTCAGCCTCCTGAACACTGCGATAACGGTGAGCCCCGACTGATAGAAGCCCCGCATCACGGAAACCGGGAGGAAGAACAAGGACGCGATGTTGGTAATATAGCTCCGGGTCGCCTCCTCGAATTCATAGGCGATAGTCCCCACCTGGGTGAACCGTGCCGACAAGCGGTCGACGTATCTAGCCACATTCGCGACTGACCTGGCGTGCTGGTTCATCGCCCTAGCGTGGTTCTCGCTCGCCCTCCTAGCCATCTCCAGGGCTTGCGCGGTCGCCTGGTGGGATCTAGCGAGAGCCCTCCGGGCGAGCTCTATCCTCTCCATCTCGTTCACGAGCCGGCTGAGAGCCATCGTGGTGCGGATGAGCGTCTCGCTGTATTTCGTGAGCGATTCCTCGAACGCCTTCAGCTTATCCGAGAACTCCCTGAGGCTCTCCTCGGCGGGCGAGACGTCGAGGCTTATCTCCCTGACGAGCTTCCTCCCCTCGTCCGCCCTAAGGGGGTTCCCGCCCCCCGTCCCCCCGGTACCCGTCCCCCCGGGTTCAGCCAAGCATGCTCCCCCTCAACTCACTTAATTTCTTCTCGATTTCGCCTACTATTCTCAGCAGTTTAGCCAGCGGGATATCCTCGACCAGGGAGGGCGGGATCCCGTAGAAAACGGCGAGTGAGAGGACTAGGGCGTCTGGGTCGGGAACCCCCGTGTTAAAGAAGGGTTTGCCTTGAGGCACGCGTCGATGAGCTTGAGGGCTAGGTCAGCGGGTAGTTCATCCGCCTCTTTTTCATTTAGGGGTCTCTTACTCCCGTTCTCCTCGACGTAAACGCACACGTTCAGGAGGGCGGGTAGGGATTCCGCCGTGTTGAAATACTCCCTCACGCTCCCGTCCGCCGTGAACTCCCTTTTCATAGCCCGGGCGAGATAACGCCTCAAATCCCCGAGAGTCATCTCCTTGATGTAGAAGACCCGATCCCCATCCTTAAACTCTATAAAGCCCACGACGAGGACACCCGGAAAGAGATTAAAAGAGCTGGGTAAAAAGAGGCTACATTATGAGCTGGATGTCCTTGAACCTGATCCCTATCTCCGCCTCGTTGACGCCTATCTCCGTCAGCGGGACTCTGTAACCCGTGATCTTATAGGGGGATGTGAGCACTAGGGTGAAGCCCTGGACGGGGTTGTTCCCGTTTAAGGCGAACCCGCCGAATGTCGCCACGATGCTCGACACGTCCTGGTTAGCCATTAGGTTTCCGAGCAGGGAGGATATTTGGCTGTAGGTCGGGATCCTCACGGTCGCCTCTAGATCCAGCCTTCCATAGTAGACGCCCCTCGCCCTGTCGGAGCCAAGCCCGTAGACCAGGTCGGCGTTCTGCCTCAGGGATATGTCGAGGCTCCTCGTGATTACAGCCGTCCCGCCCACCACCAGTGAGGCTCCGACGAACGTGTAAATGTTCTGCGGGATGCTTATCGTGTAACTGCTCGCGGGAGTAGAGTCGTAGGTTAAGTCGAGGGCATTCCCGCCGAGCGTTAATTCGATCATCCCGCCCCGTCCCGTCCCGACGGATATCCTCAGCTCATCAGCGAATGAGTTGAGGAGCACCATGTGGGAATTGGGATCGCCCGCAGTGCTATACCAGACGTGGATCGTCGTGTAGATAGGAGTGGATGAGACAACCCACGTGGTAGGCGTTACCGTCCCGGTGGGAGTGAAGAACAGCGTGAAGACGGATGGATCGGATAGGTTGACGCCTACGCCCCAGGACACCTCGAAGGGACCGAAGGGGATATGGGTTATCCGCCTGTCGCCGATCGTGAACACCGGCTCATAGTTCCTATTCACCTCGAATGTGTTGAGCCTCTGCCCATGACCGAATATCGCTAGGGAGCTGGAGCCGGGTATCTGGTAAGCGACCTGCGCCCTCGCCCCAGTCCAAAAAGTCGTTAAGCCCACGGTTCCCGTCACCTAGAGGAATGATTCCGAAAAAGAGGGTAAATTACAGCGATTGCCTCAGGTTGGAGAGCTGGGGGGTTAATTTAATGCACTCCTCTAGGAGGGCGAATGCTATCCTTGATGGTAGTCTCTCCCCCTTGTTCCGGTCGAATTTCGGCTCCTCGAGGCAATACTCCAATATCCGCAGGCGGTACTCGAGGTGGTTGAACGTCGGGTACATCCTCCCGTTCTCATCGACGGCGATGATCATCGAACGGTTGAGGATGTCCGCGACCTCGCCCAGGGTCAGCTCCCTTATCTTGAACTTCCGCCCCTCGACCTCGACTTCCTGCCTCTTTAGCTCGAAGTCCAGGGTCATGACACCACCACTCGGGGTATTAAGGGTGCGGAATCTTTTTAATTCCACAGCCCATAGCATCCCCATTGAGGCGTGATGAAATTGAGTAAAGCGGATAAAACCCAGAAAATGGAGAAGCCTCAAGTCGACAAATCGGTTGAGACCGATATCGCCAATCGCTTCTGGAAGGCGGTGATAAAGAGGATAGAGGAGGACAGCGGGGATAGGAGCGGGATCCACGTCACCGACCTCGTCTATGATTGCTTGAGGCGGGCGTATTATGATAAGAAGCTGGGCGAGCTGGTTAGTGCGGTGAGCGACAGCGAGGGGCTGATGGTTTTATGGATTGGTCAAATGCTCCACGAGATGCCGTTCGGCGAGGGGTGTGAACACGAGAAGCCGATCGAGATAACCTTCGAGGGGAGCGTGAAGGTCGAGGGGCGGGTCGACGAGCTGTGCCAATTGAGCAATGGATCGCATATCGTGATTGACAAGAAGACGACGCGGAACATCCCTAATGCACCCTACGACCACCACGTGAAGCAGGTGCTGTTTTACTCGGCGATCCTCACGAAGGTCTACGGGTATAAGGTCTCCTCGGCGGGCGTCTTCTACCTCGACGTCGCGAATTTGAAGACCAAGCTCTATATCATCCCCGTGACTCCGCTCATGATTGAGGCCGCCCTAAAGGAAATGGAGAGGAAGGCGAGGTTGTTGAAGCAGGCGTTGGATACCGGGATCCCGCCGACCCCGGAGCCCGGGTGGCTGTGCTCCTACTGTCCCTATTTCAAGAAATGCGTGATGGATGGGTGGGGTCAGGGTTTAGCCCCCATAATCAAGGGATCCGAGAATCAGGGAGGCGGAGGTGAGAGCGGTTGAACATAGACGAGGATAAACTTATTGATGGTATCGCAGGGAGCATTGCGATAGCGGTAATAGGGTTAATGGTGTTTAAGGGATTGATACCCCCCGACGAAGGCATCAAATACATCCTTCTAATAATCGGCTACATCCTCGGGAGGCAGAGCGTCGGGCTAGCCTACTCCTCGCTTAGGGCTGGGAGGAAGTGAATTCAACCCATTTTTTCCTTCAGCCACTCCCCCAGGGTTTTCCCCTCACTGCTCAACCGTGATATCAGGAGGGTTACCTGGGCGTAGGTCTCCTTATCCAATGGCACCATCATGATTAGCTTACCCCGGTGAGTGAATGCGATTACCCCCGCCCCCATATCCTCCGCTCCCATCCGTGCGACCTCACTGCACACCCGCTTAATCATCCTCTCCTTCTCGTCGCCCGGGTTCGGGGCTTTAGGCTTCGGCGGGTGTAGCCCCAGCTTATCCCTCAACTGCTTCTCGCCCATCCCCCGCCTCTTCGCCTCCTTAATGAGGTAGTCCAAGACCTGCGTCATCGCCCCCTTCACCCACTTCCCGTGAATCGAGTTGAGCCGGATCGCGTTGAGCCAGTAGTCGAATTCGTCGATGCAGTCCCCCTCCTCGCCCTCACGGCACAACCGCCCTATCACTATCACGTCTATCTCCCCAGCCTTGAATACATCCCGCAGGACGATGAAGCGGTGCCAGCCATTCACGATCCGGTATCTGCCCTCGGGGGTCTCAACGACCTGGATCGGCTCAACGTAGAAGTCGGATAGGCTCATCACCAGGGAGCGCACCATGTCTTCGTCCATCTCCCTCAATTTGAGGGGTGGCTCCTCGACCTCCTCGACCCTAACCCTCTTAATCGGTTTAAGCGACATGCGGGTTCCCCATGAGTCTTATTGACGAGAAGGGGGAATCAATGGAGAAGCGACGCACCGTCGCGTGATTTCATGATGGGTCTAATAGAAAACAAATGATTCTCCGCGGAAATTTCCATAGGAGTTAAGTCGAAAAACACAGGGGGGTTCAGGAGGGTGAGTGACCCAGCTCAAAACGACTAAACTCGTCATGATCTGGATGCTCTGACCTCCTGGTTGTGCCGCTTCACCCGCTCCGCGAAGTCCCTACCGAATAACACCTCCGCTGTTTTTACGTTTAGAAGGGCGTCGGTCGTCATCAACAGCTCGAAGAACTCCCGCATCACCCACGGTGCGATGGGTATCTCGACGGGGCGTAGAGGGAAGACAAGGGTCACATCAGCCCGCTTACACCCGTATTTCCTCCCCGCGTATTCCGTGATCTCGCTGTATAGCCTCCGCATTTCGTCGACGCCCCGCAGGGTGCGGGTAAACCAAGCGTCAAGGTTTATGAACACCGAGCCCAATACCTCGTCCTTGACCTCATCCACGCACTCTATCCTCACCCTAACCGAGACCTCGCCCCGCGTCTTTATGGTGCGGTCGAGGAGATCCTCTAGCCTTGGCGTCAACGTCCTGATGGCGTCGGGGGTGGCTCCCCCCGCCTTGAACAAACGCGGGTGGAATCTGAAGCTACGGAACTTCTCGAACGGGTAGTGGTTAATGAAGAGCATTACCTCGTTCACCCCGATCATTCCCGGTTCACCTCCGAGACCCCTCTAGATGACGCCCAGGGTTTATAAGGGTTTCGGGTCTGCACTCAGTGCACTTTCCGCGGGGTTTCATGATGAGTCCCGCGGGAAAACGCACGGATCCTATGAAAATTACCGCGGACGTGCACTCCGAAAACACCAAATCAAATTTGGGGCGTGAGACTTAGGTCAAATCGGAGTGGAGGATGGGGGTCAGGACGACTCGGAAAAACTAATAGATCTTCCCGTGCCACTCCTCGACCTGCTTCCGCCTCTCCTCAAATATCTCCCACGCCCTCGCCGTGTACTTCTTCTCGGGAGCATTCAGGGATGAGACGATGGCGATCGCCTTGTCGTAGGCGTCCTTGATTGAGTCAGCGCTCAACCCTATCCCCGACCCATAGCTCGTGCCACCCGGGACGTAGAGGAGTTTATGGTTCTCCCCGTCGAACCCGGCGTAGACGCTCCACCGCTTCCCGAATACATCCCAATATTTGGCGGGAACCGTGAATGGTTGCCACCTCTCCGTCGACTCGGGGTAGCTATCAGACTCGACCGCGTAGGTGTAAGTGATTTTCGGCTTCACGGGATTGCCCTCCAGGGAGGATATGATCAGCTCGTCCACGTTCTCGTAGAGGCGTGCCAGCAACCCGGCACCGGGATACGGGAGCCTAATCGTGTAGTCAGTGACCTGGACGCCGTCCTTAGTCGTGAAGAACTCGATTGACAGGAAACCCTTGAACCCCGCATCCCTAAGCCAAGGCTCGATCTTATTCAGGATGAAGTCGTCGACGAAGCTCTTCTCGACCAACCTCACGAAGCACGTCCTCTCCCCGCCCGCCTCCGGGGATATGGCGTAGGGTCTCACGAAGCCCTCGCCGTCGAAATAAGTGTCGACACCCCATTCCACGCCCTCCGCCTCGCCCTCGACGAGGAATGAGAGCCTATCCTGGATCGGCTCCAGGTTGCTCTGGCTGAAGAACACCTCTAGCTCCTTAAGGTCGCTCACCAGCTGGGTCTCCATGTTCCCCCGGAACACGTTCATCTTCACGGCGACCACCGGGTATTTCCCGAGCATGTCGGCGACCACCGTCTTCAACTCCTGGAAGCCCCGGGCGTACCGGGACTCGGGTCTCCCCACCCCCACCCGCCTCATGAGGCTATCCATGAAGAACCTATCCGTCTCCAGGAGCTGGGCGGGGATTGAGGCACCCCACACCTTCACGCCCTTGCTCCTAAGGAACGAGGCGAGGTGACCCAGCCCCACATCCGTGAAGACAACGTAGTCCGCGTTACTCAACGCGATCCCGGGGTCAATCACCTTGTGGAAGGACGGGTAAGCCCTCTCGTAACCCATCCCCGTCGCGTAGTCCTCGACCCTCGGGAACGCCCGGAACCAGTCCACCGAGTAATACACGTCGTGACCCTTGGACGCGAGGATCAAGGCGAAATCAAGGTAGTGACCGCTATCCACGACGGCTATCCTAGCCATCCCGTCCACCAAGAAGAGGATTCACGGGAAGGGGAAGAAAAGAATCGGATTCAGGGAGGAGAGGAGACCCCCGCCTCCGCTATTGCGTAGTGGATTGAGTCAATGAGGTCGGGGGACAGCCACTCGAAGATCCTTAAGGCTTGCTCCAGCCCTGCGTCCTCGAATTCCTCTAGGAGGCTCGGCTTATCCACCTTACAGTGGAAGTCGCCCCCGCTCCAGCAACGGATAAACCGGTCAGCCACCCTCTCAACCCCCATCGCCTCCAGGTGACCCGCGAACCCGGCGAGAACGGAGTCCACGATATCCGCCTCGTTATCCCGCCAGAACCTCTCGACTAAATCCGCGATCTCCCGGGAAGCCCGGTGACCCCTCACGTCGATACCCTCCCTCCCGAGCTTCTCCGCGACGTATTCAAGGAACGCGTCGTGGATAAGCCTCTCCGCGTCCACCCTAATCAGCTCCGCCAGCCCTTCAGTCCCGCCCACATAACGCTCTAGGAATTGAATCTTGGACTCGAGGAGGCGACCCGTAGCCGGCTCCAACACATCCCTCCTCTTAGAACCCGTCCCCGCCTTCCTCCTCTTCCGCTCGCCCCCGCCCTCCTCATCCCGTCTCGGCGCCGGGACTATCTCGACGTCTATATCGGGTTCCTCACCCACGCCTAGCACCCCATAGTCCCGTCGGGAGCACGGTATTCGCTTATCGCATCCTCAAGCCTCTTCGTGAACTCGACCTGGATAAACCTCTCGTCGACCTCCATCCGCACAACGCACACTAGGCTATCCCCCTCAACCCGGCAGAAGTATTCGGTTGTCCTCGCGGCCATGAGGTTAGACCCCTAAAAAACAATACCTCGAAAAGAGTTAAAGGATGGATTCCCTTTAATAGAAGATCTCTTCAACGCTCGCGGACTCGGCGAAACTCAAATACTCATCCATATACTTCCTGAAAAGAGCGTGGAGCTTGTTGCGTGCATTGTCAGGCATCCACTCCACCCAGTCAATGATGTCGTTGGATATCCACCAGCCCGCCCCCTGCTTCCAAATAAATTTTAACGCCTGCTCAACCGCGTCCTCGCCCTCCATGAAGCCGGAGACGCACTTTATCATCTCAGCTTTATCAGGAGCGGTCTTCTCCAAGCAGTACTCCACGATCGAGTCGACTAGTGTATCCGCCAACCACTCCGCGAATTTATCCCACTTGATGTAATTTATCAACCTCTCATCCACGCGATCCACCCCGATAACTATATTGAGAGGGGAAAATAAACGGAGAGCCTAAAAAACTTTTAGGCTAAAGGGGAGACAGGATATCCGGGCACTCCTTCCGCCCGACGATAACGAGATTCGTGCCTTCGCTCTTCAGATTCAGGATCTTGAACCCCGCGTCCTCCAGGAGCTTCTTGGCGACCGCCTTCGTGAACCCGGCTTTATGCGTGTTCTCAGGGTAGTCCTGGTTTCCGAAGATCCAGTAGCTGAGCCTCAGGAAGTCGCTGTAACCCGGGTTCCCCGCGAACGTGAGCCTCGCTATCTCCTCTAGATCGGGAACACGCATCGTGAACAAGCCCCGGCACTCCAGGACGCGGTAAATGTCCTTGATGAGGTCGGGGACGACCCGCCACGAAATATGCTCGATGCAGTCGTTCGCCAGGATCTCGCTAACCGACTCATTCGGGAACGCCCTCAACAGCTCCTTCTCGATGTCTAATTGGAGGATGCGAGGATCAAGCTTCCTGATACCAATGTTGAGGTATCCGTTCCGGATGTCGTTCCCCGAGCACAGATTGATCTTCAACATGGTGGTTCCCGGGAAGGGTTGGATGGAGAGGGATGTCTTTTAAAAAACTATCGCGCCGCCCCAGAGGACGATTAGGAAGATGAATGCCAACGCCAAGACGAATATGAAAAGCGAGACGAATGCGATGTCTTCCACGTCATCCGAATCCATACCCACGAGGAGCTCGGCGAGGAGAATGAGGAAAAAGAACATGAAGGCGAAGAGCAGGATGTCTAAAAGAGATGTCAATCAGCCTATTACCTCCCCGCCGACGATTGACGCCCCCGCTATCAACCACATCAGCTTCTCTAGCTCCCGGTCAATGGTCTCCACCATCCCCGAGAAGTCGATTGACTGATCCGTGTCCACGAGGCTTATCCGGTGCCTCTCGAAGAGCAGGAAGTATTTGGAGGCGAGGAGGATGGTCGCCTGGTTGATGAGGGGCGGAACATAGTTATACCCGAATTGATATTGAATCCTTACCTCACGCCCGCCCAATGGGAATAAGAGCGTTTGAATATAGCACACGCCGTCCTGGTAGTCGCACCACCAGTACCCCGTGACCCTGCCCTCGGGGTAATTGAGGACGTTCTCCCAGGAAGCCCCGTTGAAAAGCTCGAATCTAAGGATCTTGACGACGGGTCTCTTAGTGAGGTGGATGGGGATCCCCGCCCCGAGCCAGTACCCGCCGAGCCATTTAGTCAGGCTATGATACTCCAAATCGCTTATGCACACCTTCCCCCCGAAACACGTCCTGGCGATACCGTCGATATAGGATTCAGCCCTGAGGATGTGGGGCTGGACAGCCGAAATCAAATCCGGGTCTTGGGGTAAGCGGAGGAAATTGAGGACGTCCTGGGGAGTGCAGTAGTTCGTGTAGGGCTGGGATGTATCAACGTTAAAAAAACTCATGGGGAACCGCCCGCCCTATTATTGGCGTGACGGTAGCATCCTCCCGAAGCGTTCAACTATCTCAGCGAAATCCTCGTAGTACTCTTGATCCTCGGGTTCGAGGCAATCGCCATCAAGACAAGTCTCCAAATAAATGATTACGCGAAAAATTATTTCAGTCAAGACGTCCTCGATCTCCGACCCGACGTGGACAAGCCCTTCCTCGAAATCATTAACCGACCCCATATCCCAGACGGATTCCAGCCCCGCCTCCTCGAGGAAGTCCTCCACCATCATCATGGTACCGACGATACTCGAGAGGTGATCGACATGGGTGTCGGATAGGATGCGACGGATCTCCGCCATCTCCTCGAGGAGGTCAATCATGGTGACAGCCGACTTCGTCTTCCGGGCGACATCCTGGATCTGCCCCAGCTTCACGCCCGTGAGCATCGCGAGGAACTGGAGTCCATAGCCATCGTCGTAGACGACCTCGAATAAGAAGTCGTGGGATAGCCTGGAATAATCCTCCCTCAGCTCAAGGAACCGCTTAAAGTAGTTTTCAATCCCGCTCACGTATTTAGCGATAACCCTGAACTCATTGCTCCTCATATACGACTCGACCATCCCCTCGAGGCGACCCAGCGGGATAGCGACGTCGTTCCAGTAAGCCTCCAACGCCCTCGCGATCTCATTCGTGAGATCAGCTATACTCTTCAGTGTATTCTTTTCCTCGAGCACCTGCTTGTATTTCCCGACATCCTGGAATGAGCGGAGACTCATGCTTACTCGCTTCCTTCCCCCGCCATCACTCTCTGTGCGTCGTCGATTACCCCATATATATCATGCAGGGTATCCGTGATGTCATCCGCGAGGAAGATTAAGTCATCGTGGAAAAGCCCGAGCCTGCGGTCATCCCACAGCCCTTCAATACCCCGCCCCGTGATTTCACCCTCTATCTCACCCGCCACCGCTATTATGCGTTCAGCGATATCAACGCTATCATAGAGGGCGTCAATGGCGACAACTATCGCCCCGAGGACGTGCTCGGTGTCCACCGTTGAACGAGGTGCCTCCGCCTTGGGGTATCCCCGCATCCCCGCGATCTCCTCGACGACCTTGATATCGACACCTAGGGCTTGGGAGAGGAGGGATAGACCCCCGCCCTCCTTACCGACCAACAACTCCTCCACAAGATGCTGAAACGCGTAGAAGAGATCCCGCCTCAGGCTAGAGAATTTGTCGATCAAATCCTCCAGCTTCCCGCCCGCATGCTCGGCGATAACCCTGTATTCCTCGCTCCCCTTATAGGATTCCAGCCCCGCATCTAGCTTGGCGAGAGGAATAATAACATCCTTCCAGTAGGCATCGACCAGATCGACGAGACCCCCCACCCATTGCTTAATGCGTCCCGCTACACCCTCCTCGACGAGCACCCTCTTGAGCTCACCCGCGTCTCGACTCAAATCCAATCCACCCCTATAATTATTCGACGAGGATAGGTTTTATTCGCCCACTCCCACCCCGGGGTCGACACGAGGGAGGGAGCCGTGATTCGCGGGAGGGTCGTGTTCTCTCCGGGGTTCAAGCCCTTTAGGAGGTGCGACGGGATCATGAAGCCCACCCAAAAAAGATATTGAGGGAAAAAGGGCTTAGATCCACCCGAGGATAAGGATCCTCAGTGCGGCGTAGGTACCGACGAAGGTCAGCAGGTATTTGACCACCACCCAGCCCCCGTATTTAAACTTGTTTATGATCCCTATGATGACGGCGATGACGACGAATACCTCTATCCCAATGTAAATCATGTAGAGCGTGGGATTCGAGCGAGCCCAGCCCTCGAACAGCCTGACGACGAAGAGAATCACCCCGAAAATGAAGCCGTCGACGAGGGACAGCACCTCCCAGCCCTCGCGGAACATTTCCTGCCTTATTTTTTCTTTATTTCTTCTCCCCATGCTTCCCGCCTCGGTTATTTTTTGATGTAGTGTTATTCTTATAAACTTTTCGGGCTATCCTGAGGATGCTCCTCGGGTTGTTCCCGCATCTAAGGATCGCCTCGGCTTCCTCCTCCGTGAGGATCCCTCTGGCGACTATCTCCCTCGCCAGCTCCACCGCCCGCCTCGTCGCCCCTATCCGCTTCTCGATGACCATAACAAGCCCCTCCCTTTACCCAGCCCCTTGTAGAGGGTCTTCTCCCTTAAAACCTCGATCGCCTTCCTCCTAACCGCCTCGACGCTTATTGAGAGGAGACCGCCCGGGTAGGGCTTAGCCATCGCCCTCCGGAACGCCCGCCCATAAACACTCTTACTGCTTATCTCGACGCCCACGACCACCGAGGCACGATTCACGCACTCTAGCTCCAGCCCGTCCCCCACAAGCCCCGCCCGCCTCATTGACTCGAGCAACTCGCGACACGGAATCCCGGGGGAATAGATTATGAGACCCCTGTCGATCCTGACCCTAGGCATGCTCCCGCACCTCCTCGCAGACGGATGGGGGGCAATAATCCAGCCCCTTCTCTGCCATGAACCCGCTGACATCGCACCCGTCCATCCCCTTCTTGATAAGGGAGGCGATGAGGAGGACGGCTTGGGCGACGATGCTCGGGCTGTTAGCCTTGATATCGGGAGGCAACCTCTGGATAAGCGAGACGGTTATCGACCAGACCTCCTCGACCTTTATCCCCGCCCGCGTCGCGTAGAGCCTCACGTATTCCTGGATGGGTGGAGAGGGTTGCTTAAGCCCCAGCCCCCTCGCAATGCTCTTATAGAACTGCCACGTCATCTTCTTATCCACCCGGAGCTTCCTGCACATCTCGTTGAAGCTCACGAGGAGACCATAGCTCCTTGCGGATGCGTAAATAATAGACGCCACAAGCTCCTCTTTTTTCCTCCCGTAGGATAACCCCTTCTTCCCCACCAGCCTCAGGATCCGTGACGCCTCCTCGTGGACGTACTCCGGGAGACCCAGCACCCTAACCATATCCCCAAGGACGTGGTGGAGGGTCACCACCCTCGCCTCGCTGTACTTGAGGTGGGATACCTCCCCGCCAATCCCGTAGTCGTGAACCGCGATGTTCACGGGGATCGGGGACTCCGCATCCTCCTTCAGCTTCCCCGCGTCCTCGACGATGGGTCGCTCATCTAGAACCTCCCCGGTCTCCGCACAGACGTAGATATTCGCCTCTGCGTCGAAGACGACCTTATCGCTCGGGCACCTTGACAACCACTATCACCGTCACGGGATGGAGAATGGGATGGGAGAGAAATAAAAATAGTGGGGTTAAACCTTATAGGCGACTTCCCTAGCTATCCTCAATGCGTCCCTACAGCTCGAGACCCCGATCGCTCTCTCTAATGTCGCCTTGGGGACACCCGGTTTCACCCCGTTGACCTCGCATGCCACCAGGAATGACGCGATGGCTAGAACACTGGGCTTAAGCGACTTCACCTTCTTTACTTCCTCCGCGATCTTAGACGCGTCCTCAATGATTTTCCCGGGGTTCCCCAGCTTCGCCACCGCTGAGAGCTTGATTAGGTAAGGTATGTAGTCCTGCCTCACCTTCCCCGCTATCCTCTGGATATCCCACAGCGCCCTCGTTATCCCTAGATCCCCGCCTCGCTTCGCACTAAACAACCTGATCAGCTCCTTGAGGGGGACGGGGAGACCCCGCTTCTTGATGACGTAGAAAAGCGATGCGATCGCGTATCGCGTGGCTATATCCTCGGTTACCATTCTCCGCTTCTCGATAACCCTAGTGAACAACACCCTAGCATCCTCGACGACATCTCGGGGTAAGTTGAACTCCGCCGACGCGATGTCGACGACTTCCTTGAATCGGGCGAGGGGATCCACGCCCCGCACCCGGGTGTGAGCCTTGACTAACCGATAGAACTCCGCATCCTCCTCGCCCCGCTTCCTGGGAACCATGTAGGTGTCGAATACCTCCCTCACTGCATCCAGCTTCTGCACCCCCGTCGGGGAGTGATAGAAGAGGTCGTGACCCTCGATCGCTGTCCCGAGGACGAGACCCGACCCGTCGTCGCAGACGAATTCAAAAGTGTTTACATCCATTATGATTTGCCTGCACATTCCGGGTTTCCACCCCTTTTTAAAAACTTAATGATGGGGATAGGTTATAAAGGCTGTGGCTAAAGAAAAGAGCTTAGGCTACCCCGTCCTTCAAGACGACGACCTTCACCTTCTCGAGGGAGCCGGGGACGACGACCTCCTTTACCTCCACGAATTTCTCGATGTCGCTGAAGCTCAACCCAAGCTTCGAGAGGAGACCCTCGAGCTTATCATAATACACGTTCCTCCCCTGGCTCTTAGCGCTCTTAAGTAGGGAGAGCACCTTCCCGACGCCCTCCGCCTTCTTATCCACCTTGGGCTGGAGCTGGGACGGGGGCGGGGGATCCGGGGCGGGCGGGGGCGTAGTAATCTCGTTGAGCTCACCTTTATCCACCTCGATTCTACCGATCTTCTCGACCCGCCTCGCCTGGACTTCCACCCTCCCCTTCCAATCATTCACCTTCCCAGCCAC